CAGTATTGATATGTTTTATGTGCCATAGTATCTCCTAATTAGTTTCGAGCAGCCAGCCTTGTGTATTATCTGTAAATACCAAAGTCAATCCAGCTCGTTCTTGATTAACTGTTAAATCTTCTGCAAGTCCTTGAATATTTTTACCATTTCTTGCAATTGTTAAATTGTTGGTGTCGAAGGTACCTGAATAATCGATAAAAGTTACAAAATCTCCAATTGTAGGAGAAGATGGAAGAGTTGCTGTAATTGCTGCATTAGTTGTGTTTACAAAATAACCTTCTTTTGCAGTTACGTTAAAGTTTCCTGTTTTAACTGCTTGCCACGATGCTCCACCTGACACTGTTCCAAAAGATAGTAAACCACTTCCATTAGTTTTTAAAACTTGATCTGCGGATCCATCTGCTGTTGGAAGAGTAAATGTAACACTATTAGCTACAGTTCCATTTGCTTTTAACCCTATATATTCTCCACCGGTTGTATCTTGAAATCTAATAGAACTTGTTGCAAGTAAATTTAAATTTCCTGTTATATCAGTATTTCCTGTTATAGTTACAGCTCCATTACTTGTGATAGTATTACTTTTTATATCTCCTAAATCTGTCATTACATCATACATTCGAGATCCATCTGAATATACTAAAGATTTAGTTCCTTGAGTAATTACAACTCCATTTGCAGCATGACCTGTATTACTAAATGTAAGTGTAAAAGAACCTGATGTATTATTAAATAATGTGTATTGACTTTCTACAGCATCAGTGAATACTTGAATATTTCCAGTTAACGCACCTGTAAATTCTAATATGGCATTATGTACTTGATCATCTGTAGTAGAATCATCAGTGTTAGTTGTAGAAGTATTAGAAGTTAATGTAACATTAGCAGAACCTGCAACTGATACTGCTTGATAACCTCTAACTGAAGAGTCAATTCTATTAAATACAAAATTAGTTAGATTACCCCAGTTTCCCGAATTTTCTCCAGAAGCTTGTCTTTCTAATTTTAATCTTGATGTAAAAGTTGAAGCCATGTGTATATATACTCTTAATTTTTATATTTGTAAATAATATTACTTTGTATAATATTGTCTAGTGAATATTTGTCCATGTTTCTGTATTTGTACTTGTGTTTATATCATTCCAAAATTTAAGTGTAGCAACAGTTGGAGTAATAGTTTGACCAGTTATAGTTAAAAAGTTATTAGAATTAGCTACTACATTTCCTAAGAAAGTAGTTATTCCATTACCAGTTAAAGAAAGAACTTGATCAGTTTTAATAGCTATCGTATTAGCTGTTATATTAGCTTGACTTCCTGAAATAGGAATAATATTATTTAATACTAAAGTAGTATTTCCTAAATTTGTAGTTAATTCAAAACCTGTTACATCAACTATATTAGCAGTTCCTGTTGTAACATTTCCTAAAAATACATCTAAATCTATAGCAGTAGTTTGAATTGTAATAGATCCACCAGCTTGAATTGAAATTGAACCTAATGAAGAAGTTAAAGATTGACCAGTTATAATTATATTTGCTTCATTTAATACAGTAACATTATTTACTGCTGTATTAATTAATTGACCAGTTATAACTATATTAGCACCAGCTGCTATAGTTACATTACCAATATTTGAATTTAATGCTGTTAAAGTTGAAATTGGAAAAACATTTCCATTACCTGTAAGAACTGCACCATGACCTATGTTCCATGCGCCGCTTGACCATTCATCTGCGTTCCAATAACCACCAAAATCTATTTGTGATTCTAATTCTTGACCAGTTATCGAAAAAAATACTGAAGGATCTTCATTCCACGCACTTGAATTCCAAGTGCCTCTACTCCATCCAGTTTCTATTATAGCATTGACAACTACAGAATTAAGCGATGTATTTATTTGTTCTCCTGTAATTGAAGCACCTGATGCAGAAAAATTCCATGTGCCAAAGTTCCAAAGTCCTTGACTCCAATTTGACATAAGGAAATCTCCTTATGCTATACGAATTAATCCGTTAGTAGCATCAGCGTTAGGAAACTGTAATTCGAAAGTTCCGTTTGTAGATGTCTTAACACCGCCAAAATCTAAAACTGCTATTGAAGCATTACTTAAACTATTATTATAAATTAAAGCAGCTTGTGCAGAAATAGTTGCGTTAGCAAATGTAACGTTATCAGCATCAAATATTGCTGTAGTTCCATCAACACTAATTGCAACGTTAGTTAGTGTAGCTCCACCAGTTGTATAATTAGTTCCAACATTTGAAATTTCATTACTTGTAGTGTATGCTGTAGTGTTTTGATCTAATGTAGCAGAATTTGAATATAAAGCACACTTTAGTGTAGCTGATGCTAAATTAGATCCGGGTTTCATTAAGTCTTCCTTAAATGTAACCGTGATAGCTTGTGTAATCGGCATTTTTTATTGTCCTCCAGTTAAAGTGTTTTCTCCAAGTGGACTACCAGGAAATTTAAAGTCCGTTCTTCTTCTTCTACGAGCTTCATTATTAATAGCAGTCACACTCTCAACATATTTTTTGTTGTAAATATTATAATCTTCCATGTTCTTTGTAAAGATATTTGCTTCAGATAAACAACCATATAAAAGAGCATCTGGAGTATTAGTGGTATAGTAATTAGTGGTATTATTATTAGATAATGGATTAATTCTTCCTTGATATCCTAATTGAATACTATAAGCTTGATCAGGTGTAGGAGCTAAATATAATGTATTATCATCAAAATTAGCAAAATATCTAGGTTGACCTGTAATACTTACATTAGGCCAATATTCTTGAATAAACTCTAAAGGTTTAATTTCTAAAAAAGAAACGTTACCATTTACTGTTAAATTTACATAATTAATAAGCATGGGTTCAATAGCTGATGGTAAAGTTACAAATCTATCTCCTGAAAAAACTGATGAACTAACATTTAAATTAAATCCTACTGGATCAATATCTCTTGATAATCTAAACTCGGTATTACCTATAAATGTATCTAATTGAGCTATAAAATCGGTTCCGTTATTTTCAGCCCAAAGTTGTATATCACTCTTTAGGCTTGAGTATGTCATTGGCATTTTTTTCTTCTCCTGGTATTACACCAAACTTAGACCACGCATATCCTTTAAATGCATAAGTTCCCCAATGAGTAAGAGGACTTAATAAATCAGCGTGTATTTTACCGCCAATTTTTTGCCACATTCTACAAAAAGCATAGTCTTCACTTAGATATCTATTACTTTTCTCATCAATAATACAGTCAAAAAATGCGTAAGTGTTTTTAGAACTAAATCTTTCAGTATTTATAATTTGATCGCTAGTATATTTAAGATTAGGATAAGCTTTTATCATTTTATAAAAAACTTCTTTTTTAATACACATAAAACCAGTTGCAGCATCTAATACTTCAACAAATCCTCTTTTCATTTGTATATTTTTAGGATTTGTAAAATTTAAATTATATCCTAAAGCTTTTTGCTCTATATTTTCAAAATCTCCTTTTTTAGCGAGTTCTTTAACATAATTCCAGTCTACAGATTTTCTAGGATAAATACTACAAGCTATATCGTGACCTGAATCTAATAATCTCCATATGTTTTTGCCTTCAAAACCAATATCTGCATCAATAAACATTAAATGTGTAAATCTATCATGCGGATCAGATTCACATAAATCTAAAAATTGAGCAACTAAAGTATTTCTAGCTCGTGTAATTAAACTTTCATTTCCCATAGTATTTAATACCATGTGAAAATCATTTTTAACTGCTATTGATTGAGTTTGAAGAATTCCATGAAGATAACCTTCACCTAACATTCCACCGTAACAAGGAGTTGCAATTACTACTCCATATTTTTTCTTTTTAAATTCATCGCTCATGGAGTGTTAACAATAACACTTCCTAGAGATGTTGTTAACAAATTTGTTGTAGCTTGAGCAACTCCTACAGCTAATACAGCTCCTGATGTATTAGGATATGTAACTTGTATTTGATCTGGAACACCACCAATAAGTGAATTTGGAACATTTAAACGTGCGTTTTCTAAAGTTTCAGCATCAGTAAAATAAGTTAAATCAAGTTGTGGATGTTTTGGTTCATATTCCGATATATGTACAAATAAACCATTCCATTCAAATAACATTTCATTATGAGGAAATTCTAATCCACTTCTATCTGATATACTTCTTCCATATTTACCACTTGCAAATTTAGTATAAGGTGCTCTATGTGGTTTTTTAGTTCTTTCTCTATTTGAATTTGCACCAGCCATTATAACGACCTTCCATAACCTGGTACTATTCTTGTTGAAGGTGTAGAGTCAGCAGCTTGTGCTCTTGAAAATGCTTCTTCATAATCTAATTTTAACTCAGCTCTTATATCACCAGTTATTCCTGGTCTTTTTTTACTTAAAAAATAAGCAAGACCTGAACACATTGCTTCTATCCAACGAGAAGGTACATCTACGTTTTGATCTACTCCTCCAACAGTGTTTGCTGTAACATCTTCTATTCTTCTAATTCTCCAATATCTCATTACATCTGTAGAATTTATAGGTGTTGGATATAAAAATAAAACTGGTGTAGATAATCTTTGTAAAAAATATTGAGTAGGTAAAGACTGAGTTGATTTAACACCGATAGATTCATAATCACCTAAAGCTAAACGTGTCATAAAATAATCAGTATCTGTTCCACCTTCATTTCTACGAATACTTGCTTCTACAATATCAATAGTGTCAGCAGGGAGTGTGTATTGACTAGTTCCTTGTACTAAAGATAAAGTTTCTAATTCTACAGTCCATTGATTATAACCACGATTAGCCCAATCTGTGAACATTATATTTAAACTTCTTCTAGCGGATCGAACATCATAACCTAGTATTGGATCACCTCCAATACGATCATATGCTTCCTGAATAACATCAGTTACATTTAAATTAAATGTTGCTGTACCTGATAGTGCCATAAAGACCTACGCAAAAAATACAGTTAATGCTGCAACGTTAGCTAAATTAGCTTGTAGTTTAGTTTCAAATTTTACACCTTCATCTGGTAAACTAATAGATATAGGACCCGATGCAACACTTGCTGCTGTAGTAATACTAAATATAGTTACATTATTATCAGCGAATGTAACTGTTCCAGCATTTGCAGTTGGAGTTGCAATAAAAGCCTTTAATCTAGTAGGTCCACCAAATAAATCAACATTTGATCCATTAGTTGTTGTACTATTTGCTTTTACATCTGAACCTGACATTTTGTCTCCTTATACTAAGTTAAATTTTCTTAATTGTTCATATAGTAGCTCAATTCTGTCTTTTTCGCTACTAGGTTTTTCAATAACACCTGATAAATACGATTTACCTAGGGTATTAGTAAAATCTATTGGTTTAGGATTTAATGGATCAGAAGATATATCTAGTCTTCCTTCTCCTAATCTTTTTATACCACCTCCAGTGTCACTACTAAACTTATCTATTACTTTTGAAATATCTTTTAATCTTTTATCTAAATCATCTTCTTCTTCTTTAGCTTGTTTCTTAATTTCTTCTTCAGTGTCTACAGATTTAGTAATTAATGAATCTTCTCTTTCAGCTAAAATTTTTTCTTCATCAGATAATCCTTTCTCATATTCTTCTTTTACTTTCTTATAATCTTCAATTTTTTCATCAGTAGATTTTCCAAAATTTTTTAAAGCATCACCTGCTTCTTTTAGAAAGTCTAAATTAAAATCAAAAACCATATTTTTAATGAGGGCCCGAAGGCCCTCTATAAATTATGTTACGTTATTATTTTGTACATATTGAACAGTTACAATAGCTTCGCCTGTTGTACCGTCACCATCTGTACCTACAAATCTTGCAACAACATTACTATCACTTGTTCCAACATCACTAAAAGAAGCAACAATTGCAGCATTTACTGCTGAAGTTCTTCCTGTAGCTTTTGCGTTAGATGAAGCAATGTAAGCTGTAGCATTTGCGTCAGTTCCTACTGAAACTGTAGCAGCATTTGTATCATTAGCTGCAACAATTACATCTAAAAATACATTCACAATTTGTGAATTAGCAGGAATTACTCCCACTTGTGTATTTGCAGTAGCACCTGATAATGCAACTGATTTAGATTGAATCATTTGTACAAAACCTGTATTTTGTACATTTTCTCCAATCGTTGTACCAGTAGTTTCTTTAATCGTTCCCGCTTTAATCGGTCCCGAAAATGTAGTTGTACCCATAGTCTATACCTCCAGTATAGTCTGCTTTCGCAGTCGTTTGAGTTAAATACTAGGCGTATTGCTACGCCTAGTATAGATTAGTTATTAAGCTCCTTCTGAACCGTAGATAGTTCTCCAGTCTGTAAAACCGAAAGAGTATCTTTCTCTAACTTTGTATCTTAAATTACCAGTTTCAAAATCGCCTTCTACAGCTTTTTTGATTGGTGCTCTTACAAAGTGTTTCATTCCATCTGGGCAATCAGTCATAATAAAATATGCATCAGGGTCAGTTAATCGCTGATTAACAGCAACTCCGCCTGGAATCATACCCATATTTCTCATTGCATTGATGTCATTATCAGCAGTCGCAGGTCTTAAATTAGATTTAAGAATACGCTCAGCAACGAACACCAATTGAGGTGGAACGATTAGTTTTTGTCCAGTTAATGCTATTGGAATGCTTCTGTCATCAACCGCAGTTGAGATTTGAATCAATAAACTTTCAAGAGAAGTTTCTGATAAATCTGCAGCTGTCGATAGCTTGTTAGAAGCTGTTCCACCGCCTCCTAGTGGGTGATCTGTAGCAAGTAAAGTCTTGCCATCGCCACCTACTGAAGAAGTAGTTGCATTATTAAGGATGTTTGCACCTTTAATTTCTTTAGTATGTTGCATTGATCTTGCTAGTGCACGAGCATACTTAGCTCCTAAAGATCCGTACAAACCATCTTCCTCAGCTTCCTCAGTAATTGAGAATGCTAAAGCAATAGTTTCATGTACATATCTTGCAGTGTAACCCTCTTTTCCACTATCGTAAGATATTGCAGCACCTTCAGCTTTTGTTGGTGCAGCTCCGAAGCCGATCATTTGTACATCTTCTTCAAAAGCTTTTAATGATTGCTCGATAGAGTAAATATCTCTCCATTGTTCTGGATATCTATCATACTCCATAGCAAACACGGTATTTAAACCAAGATTAAGCTGCTTGGTAAACAGCGCCCTATTTAGTGCCATATGTTAATCTCCTTTAATTAAATACCGCTAGAACGTGTGCCGTATAGGTGATTATTAATAACCACTTCTAGTTTAGCATCCGCTCCAACATCGTTATTTGGTTCATCTACAAGTCGTAATATTCTTAAAACTTGAGCAGTTGTGCCCAAAGAAGAAAGATTAGCTTCTTGTTGAGATCCACCAAAAGTTGTTTCACCAGCAGTAAATAATACATTGCAAGTTTCGCCTACGTTAGCGTTTGCAAATGTACCAGAACCCTGGACTTTATATGTTATGTTTGGATCGTCATATACAAAAGCAGTCGCAGCTGTATTAGGTTTGACTGTTGTACTTGCTGTCCAAACTTTGGAGAATTTTACATCTCCAGTATTCTGATCGATGTATTGAACACCATAGAACACACCTAGTGCGTTCGATGTATTTGTTCCAATACCTACAGTTCCATTAGATAGTAATGTTACTAAATCACCAGAAAATAGTGAAGTAGAAAATCCATTAGCTATAGGATAGGCCTGAGGTCTTACAACACCGCCAGTTAAATGCCTAAGAGGTACAAACCCATTAGGAGCATCTGTATTAGCCATTTTATAACTCCTTGTTATAAATTATTACTCTTTAAAACCGCCCCTCGTAACTTCGGTCTTATAAGAACGGCTTATAGGATTTCCAGGTCGTTCTACTTTGTGAATGTCCATCTCGACTGATCTCATTAGATTTTCAGTCATTCTTGCGTAATATTCATTACGTTCATTTACCATTTCTTCTGGCATTTCACAGAGTACCATTCCTTCCATACCTATATAACCAGCAAATTTGCCATGTTCAATCGTAGCATATTTATTAGCATTAGGAACTGTTTTAAGGTCTCTAGGTTGCCAACCTTCACGCATACGTTTAGCCACATTTGTTGGTGTTTCCTGTCCTAAAACCATCGTTGCAATCCATCTTTGTTTGAAACCAGGTCTTGGTTCAGGTGCCTCCAATAAGTTAGTTGGGCGCCACTTTGAAGCTACAGTTGATTTCTCAACTCTAGTTTCATTTTTTATTTTATTATTCTTCATGTCAGGCTCCTATAGTTGTCCTGTATCACTAAAGCTTTTTACTTCTTTAGCAAAACGTTTCAGTGCCGCTTCATCATTAATATCGATACCGAATTTTCTTGCAGTATCTAAATCCTCAGAAGTAAGCTTAACTCGATTACTGTCAATTCCTTTTTTACGAGAAACTCCAGCAACAGGAGATTGCACTCTGTTAGCTTTTTGTACCACATTTTTGTCATTTTGAGAAGCATTATCTTCAAATTTACTAAAATAAGGTAAATTAGAAGCTTTTAACCTCTTATTCATCTCATCATAATATTCTGGATCACTTGCATCCCAACCTTCTTCTGTTAGTTCAGCATCAATTCCATAAGCCATAGCTGTTTCTTTACGATAACCAGGTTTATTGAACCATTGACTATTTTCTTTTACCCAATCCGCTGCTAAAGGTGGTACTGTTTTTTTAGTTTCAGATTTTTTAGGTAATTCAGAGGCATATTCTTGCGTCTTATTCATTTGGCTACGAATATCAGCCATACTTTCATACAATTTTATTTGTTCTTCAGTATTGCCCTCTTCAATAGCCTGTTTTAGTTTTTGAGAAATAGAAGAATATTGATTAGTAAGTGACTTACTAGCAATGTCAATGGTTTTCTTTTCCATTGTTGCCAGTCTATCCTCTAATTCAGCTATTCTTTGTTCAGCCTCAGCTCTTTTAGCAACTTCTTTTTGAATTCGCTTACGAACTTTTTCAGAATAAGGTAAATCATCTGAATAAGGCGGGACATTTTTAGTAATTTGAGGTTGTTCTTTAACTTCTTCTTTTATTTCCTCTTTCTCTACTTGTTCAGTTAGAGCTTCAAGTGGATTTTGAGGAACCTCTATTTCTTTTTCAGAAACAGGTTCATCTAATTTCACCTCAATCTCTTTCTTTGTTTCTTCGTTAGGCATAGTTATCTCCTATGTTGGCGTTATTCTTAACTCAATAACGTATGTTTATATTTGTTGAGATACTACTTCAGAACTTTCGAGTGAAGCAATGATCTCATCGTCATTTACTATCACCATTTTGACATTTTGTACAGATATGCGTGCACCTGCGTAACGACCAAACAAAACCCAATCTCCAACTTTACACCAGGGAGCTTTTCTATCGCTATAACACTCAGGTCCCATTGCTATTACTTGGCCTACACTATTTAAATAAGCTTGTGTATCTTGATTTTTTTCTGGTAAATAAATACCACCAGTTGTTTTAGAGATAGGTCCTTTAGGTCTAATTAAAATTCTATATCCAACTGGTTGAGGTACTTTTGTAGGTGTAGGTACATCATCTTCTGTAGCCCACGGCTGATTACTCATCATCTTCTATTTCTCCTTTTTTATATTTTTCAATAACTTCATTTATAATTTGTAAAGATTTATCTAAACCTTGACCATAACCATAGTTTCGTTTAAACTCCTCTATGTTATCTACACCTTTTGACAACAAATTATTACCTAATTCTTCTTTATGTTTTTTAATTTGATTTTTTATTGCTTGAAGTAGTTTTTCCATTTACTGCTTTTTCAAACCTTTCTATTATCTCTGAAAATTTTAAGTTTAATTCTTTTGCAACAATTGCAAAAAGTCTTGGTTTAACTTTTTTTATTGATAATTTTTGATTTTCTAAAAATTTTTTAGCTTGTCTTATTTCTTCAGCTTTAATACCCATATTATTTATCACGTTTTGCAATTCGAGAAGCTGCTTCTACTATTTTAGCTTTTACTTCAGCATCTTTTCTAGCTTGTTGTCTCTCATTAGTTTTAACACCTTCAGCAAATCGAGCTTTACGAATATTTAATTCTTCATTCTTTAATTGTAAATTAGCCATTTTTTCTTGCATATCCATTTGCATCTGTTGTTGTTCTGGACTTGGTGGCATACTACCCATTAAACCCTGTGCCGCTTGAGCTGCTGCAGCTGCAATTCTATTTTCTTGCTCTATTGGAAGTGGTTTTGATTCTTTATCATTAAATTCTTTGTTAAATTGACCACTTGATACTGGTATTCCCTCTTCAATTGAAGCTTGCATTTGTTGTTGATATAAAAATCCCATATGTTGACCCATGTGTGCTAACATTTGACCATATAAAACTTGTTTAGCTTCAGGTGTTCCACCAAATCTTGGATCATTTATAAATTGTTGATGTACTATAAGATGAGCTTGATGATCTTGTTCTTCAAAAACTTGTATTGGTTTTCCATTTAATATGGCCATATTCTCAGAAACTGGATCTCTACGAGGTGTTTCTTTCTCATCTATTAATAAATTTTCTATATCAGGTACATTTAATGATTTTAAAAATCTTTTATAAGCTTGTTTTACATCAATAATTTGAGGAGCTGACTGTGCTAATTGAAGTCCTGTCTGTGCTAAAGCTATTCTTTGAGCAGATGATGAAATATTAGGATCAGATACTGGTATAACATTAATTGCTTGATCAAAATCTTTTCTTCTTATTAGTTTTTTCTCTCCAATTGTTTCATATGGATATTCATCATCTAAATATTCTCCATTTAATTCATAAATTAATTTAAATTCTCTTCCTTGAGCTTGATGTAATCTTTTATGTATGGCAGAAAAAACTTTAGAACCTTGTTCTATAAGAGCAATTGTAGTTCCAACTGGACCTGATCCAGCAGATTGACCTACCATAGCATCAGCAATTGATGCAAATCGTCTACCTGATTCTGTCATTACTCCTAAAAGTTGAAGTAAAGTAGGAGAAGGTTCTTTGAATGGAAGTGGAATAAAAGATTTTCTTAAATCATCTCCATAAGCTTCTACTTCTACCCAATCTCCTGGAGCCACTGTAATATCTCCACCCTCAATTCTTGCACCTTTTGCTCTAAATCCACCATTTAAATTTGCAAATGCTGCTGAATCTAATAAAGCTCTTAAAGCTCCAGTGCTTGCGTGTTGTAAACCTCCTATTAATTGAATTAAACCAAATCCATAAAATCCTAAACCTGGTAAATATTTATAGTGTATAAAATAAGTTCTTTTACGTTTTAATTGATCTTCTTCTTTCCAATTACGTCTAATTGATAATACAATTTGCATATCATAATCAATTGTAACTATGTATGGTAAAGCAATTCCATTTGGATCTTCTTCTAAATCTAAATCTACATGCATTTCTAAAATAACATGTAATCGATCAGCAGAAGATGGAGACATTCCTTCTAATCTTTGAAGTGTTTGTTGAATTTGATCATCAACATTTGTATCAGCCTGTGTTTTAGATAAAGGAACATCTCTATAAAATCCTACGACTTGATATTTTTTAATTTCATTTACTGATAATTTCATTACTTGTGTATATCTTTCTGAAGTTTCTAAGTCTGTATTCTGATATGATATTACAAAATCTTCAGCTGGTACAAATTTTGCGCAAATTCTATCTAAAGTATCATCAAAATATATTTTTTTAAAAGCTGAACCAGATAATGATAAATAAAATAACATTTGATCTAATTCATTAAAGTAATCTGGTATTTGAGTAGTAAGTTGATAATTCATAAAATCTTCAACTCGTTGAGCTTGATCTATTTTTTTATCTGTGGGTTTTCCTATTATTTGAGTTTTAACAGGTCCTCCCGCTGGAAATAATTCTGCAATAGCCCTTGCTTGAAATTGTGTGGCTGCTTCTGCAAGTAATGGATGATGTACTC